CAAGCACTACTCGATAAACAAGCAGACAAAGAGGAAAGCGTCACCGGTCTAAACACAGCTGTCACCAGACTCCGAACGGCCGAAGCCGTCAAGGCGGAACTAGAAGCAAAAGCCTATGGCGTACCCTCGACTGCCTGGGACTGGCTATTCAAACCTCAAAACTGGAAAGCACCACAACTAACACCAGCTCAACAACAAAAACGCCGCCAAGATGCTTGGCAATACCAAAATCAAGGAGTACCCCACTCTGGAAAATCCGGAAAACGCCAACGCACACACCGACTCGACTGGGACCACTGGATGGAAGAGTTCAACCAAGAACAACGAAAACAACAACCCGACTACATGGAAGGCTGGGATGACTACACCGAAAAAATGCGAGGGAGATGGTAATGCCAAACAAAAAGACAACTAACGGAACAACCACAACACCGCTCCGCGAAAAGGTCACCGTCGATTGCAGCAAACACGATCGAACACATCAAAGCTTCAAAGATGAATGCGACATAAACCAGGTCATGGAACGACACCGGAAAACCGGAATAATCCGGCAAACAACACAACGACCCATGTACGGGGATTTCTCGAATGTTGGGGACTACCAGGAAGCACTCAACATCAAACTCGTGGCGGATCAAATGTTCGCTGAACTGCCTTCCAAGGTGCGCAACAGATTCGAAAACAACCCGCAGCTCTTCTTGACCTTCTGCGAAGATCCGGCCAACGAAGCCGAGGCCATCGAGCTCGGCATCGCCGCCAAGCCGGCCCCAGAAGAACCGGCGCCGGCTGTGACAGAACCGGTCACACCGGAGGGAAACCCCATCATAGGAGGGGAATAAATAAACAGACTGGATGGGACCAGTCTGACCAATTAACAACTAGAGAGATAATTGGACTGCCCCAAAATGGGGCAAAAAAAACACAGGAGAAACCATGAGACGACGACGATCCCGATCGACCAGGCGCCGAGGAAACGGCGCAAAAAACCCCAGGCGACGACACACCATGAACAAGGGCAAAACGCCCATGCGGGGCGGCTGGAGGTTCTAACAGTGTGGCCTGTAATTACCCGATCACAGGAAACCGGGGAGCGGACGGAATCGTCCGCGAAGATAAAACAAAACTAGGAAGCAAAGCCTGGGAAATAACCATCGCCTGCGGACGATGCCGAGGCTGCAGGCTAGAAAAATCAAGACAATGGGCCGTCAGAATAATGCACGAACGGCAAATGAACGACCCGGACAAATGCCACTTCATCACACTCACATACGACGACGAATACCTTCCCCCACTGGGAAGCCTAGTCCTACAGGACTGGCAAAAATTCGCGAGAAGAGTGCGAAAGAAAAAAGGCCCCTTCCGCTTCTACCACTGCGGCGAGTACGGAGAAGAAAAGGGAAGGCCTCACTATCACGCTTGCGTGTTCGGCCTAGAACTGAACGACCTGGTCGTCCAACAACGAAAAACGAAATCGGGCGAGACAGCCTACCAGAGTGACGAACTCGAAGAGCTCTGGGGAAAAGGATTCACGCAGGTAGGAACACTGACATTCCAAAGCGCGGCCTACGTAGCACGCTACATAATGAAAAAAATAAACGGAAAAGAAAAAGAAGAAGGACACTACAACGTAATAAATAAAAAAACAGGAGAAATAATAGGAGAAAAAAAACCGGAATACACAACAATGAGTAGAAATAAAGGAATAGGAAAAACATGGATAGAGAAATACAAAACAGACGTATACCCTCGAGACGAAGTAATACTAAATGCAAAAAAAATGCGGCCACCGAAATTCTACGATAGCCACTATGAAATAACGGATCCGCAAAAACACAAACAACTAAAATACAACCGCGCTAAAAAAGCGAAAAATAAGGCGGCGGACCAAACGCACGCACGCCTGAAAACGAAGGAAAACATCCTTCGACAACGAGAAGAAAGATACAAGAGGGAACCAGAATGGGGTATATAGAAATCCAACCCGAGCAAAGCAGCTTCTGGGAAAAAGTAGGCGACTGGGCAGTTCACCTAATAACGTGCATAATAGATGCATTCACAAAAGGAATAACCTAAATGGAAAAAGTGTTCGCCGTATACGACTCCAAAGCCGAGGCATATCTACCGCCGTTCTTCGCACAGACGGACGGCCTCGCCATCCGGCTCTTCCAGCAAGCAGCCAACGAAGAGAACCACAACTTCAACAAGTGGAGCGAGGATTACACGCTCTTCACAATCGGCGAATGGGACCAAGACTCAGGGACCCTGTTTGCTGCAAAAGCAAACACATCCCTAGGAACAGCACTCCAATACAGAGATGACCGACTACTGGAGATAGAACGGCCCGACAACACCAACGGACCAGGTGCAATCGCAAACGATAACCCGGCCACCAAATGGCCGGAAAAGAACGCTCCGCAGCGCTCATAAAAAGTGCTTTGGGGGCGGCGGCCTGGTCAAGCTCGCGATCGCAGCTGTGACCAGGCCGCTCGAACACAACCTAAAAAGGAAACACGATGGCAAACAGAAGACTACCCGGAACAACTCAAGGCCAACACAACTTCGCGAGAATCCCTCGCTCACACGTTCCGCGATCAGTCTTCGCCCGCAATTGCGGCATGAAAACCACTCTAAACTTCGGAGAGATAACACCCGTCTTCATAGACGAAGCACTCCCGGGCGACACGATGCAAATGAATCCAACAATATTTGCCCGGCTCGCCACTCAGATCGTACCAATCGTTGATAATATGTACATCGACCTCCACTGGTGGGCAGTACCGAACCGAATCATATGGGACAACTGGCAGAAATTCTGTGGCGAACAAATCGATCCAGGCGACAGCACCGACTATGAAGTTCCCATAGTCACCGCCACAGGCGGCTTCGCAGCGAACGGATTCTATGATCACATCGGAATTCCGCCCGGGATCTCATATCCCTCGATACCCGGGATCTCCAATCTCTATGGCCGCGCCATGAACAAGATCTGGAACGAATGGTATAGAGACGAAAACCTACAGGACAGCATAACCGTCGACACAGACGACGGACCGGACTCAAAAGCTGATTACGACACACTCCTACCTCGAGGTAAGAGACACGACTACTTCACGAGCTGCCTACCATGGCCGCAAAAAGGCGAAGCGGTGGAACTGCCGATAGGAACAAGCGCAGCCCTTGAAGGAACACTCGACATAGCCGGAGCAGGAAAACCCGAATTTCTATTCAGCACACAATCCGGCGGAGCTCTCGTAGAAACAGTCACCACACTACAAGCTGCAGCAAGCGGCACCACTACGCTCAACCTAACCGACGCCGTAACTGGGTCGGTCGTAGCCGACCCTCGTGATGGCATCGCCGCGTGGGACACCACCAATCTCACCGTAGACCTCGCCGGCGGAATTGCCAATCTCAGCACCGCAATCGGCGCAACAATCAACCAACTGCGCCAGAACATCTCAATCCAGCGACTCTACGAAAAGGACGCCAGGGGCGGCACCAGGTACAAGGAAGTCATACTTAGCCACTTCGGAGTCTCGATACCGGACTCCAGACTTCAACGCCCCGAATACCTCGGCGGCGGAACAGTCCCCATAGGCGTCAACCAAGTCGTTCAAACAAGCGGCTTCGGAACCGCAGACGAGCACTACAGGATGGGCAGTCTGGCCGCATGGGCCTCCGCAGTAAAAACCGGAAACGGATTCTCGAAAACATTCGACGAACACTCAGTCAT